CGCACGCGCTGGGAGAGGTGGGGCCTCTCGGAGGTCAGTGGCGTCATGACCCGGATCAATTAGAATTTGGGCCGTCTTTAGGAACTGGTCTGGGATGACGACATTTTCTGCGGAAACCTCGCGGAGCCAATTGTTATTTGGATAACGCTCAGTCATCATTTTTTGACGCATGTTTTTCGCTGCGGTCTTAACAGCAGCAACACGTTGTGGTTTCTTTTTGTTTTTAGTATTTAACTGTAATGCAGCACAAATAATACCCGCAGTACAGAGTGCTAACTGTACTGCAGCCAACAAGAAGAGCTCGAAAACGTACACTATTCTTTTGGCGTGCCCATTCATGCATGAGTGCAGCCATATGTTATGGCAAGTGGTTTCTCCGACCACAAACTCTTTCCAGCCAAGCGAACACCGGACAGGGGGTGTTTTCCACTTCTTTGTGGGGCCAGCTTTTTTGATAAGCAATAGTCATAACCCATAGTCTACCGACATAATTCGGGTTATGAGTGGCGAGAATTTAATCTCATGGATCGCGATTGTTCGAATTTTCTCAGCCAAATCGTGATAATCAGCCTCATTACCACCATATCGCAGTATGAGGGATGAAGTCTCCAAATAGTACATGCTACGATCCGTAGGATCGGGGTCGTAGCGTTGGACATTTGGGATGTCCAAGGGGCGCTTCTTCTTGTTGAACCGTTGCCGGAGAGCATCCATAATGATGCTTCCAGGCTCATTCTTCAGTCCAGTAACCACGTTTGCAAGATAGATTTCCACACGCTCATGGACTGGTGTGGCTTGGTACTTTTTTAACGTCATGCATAGTGCTATGTGGTTCAGATCCCCCATATAGGTGCCGAGACCACGCAACATAGCGCCATAAACCAGTGATCTGACATAAATGCCATCACTCGTCATAAACTGAGCATACTTAAGGAACGTAGCTTGCTCCAAAGATTGATGGGGCACAACAGTTATCATGTGTCCGACGTCAGCAGCTGCCATCTTGAGGTGAATGGATAGGTCCTCTAGTGGTGGATGCTGGCTCATCATCTCAGCTATGGAAAAAGCGATAGCTGTGGAGGCCAAGGTGTTAACCAAGGTAGTTTCAGGACACCCACTACCCTGGAAAATATGCTTTGGCTTCACGTCAAAGTATTCCCGGTCTTTGCCACGTGTATAAGGGTTGCTGAAACGTATAGCACGTCGCAGCAACATTAGGTTAGCTTGCATATTTTGCTGGAGACCAAAACTGGCAAGGAAGTTTTCAAGGATGATAAACATTGCATACGTGTTTCCATTATCACAAGCTGATATATCTAAATCAGCAATGAAAACCTCTGTGCCACTTCGATAATAGAGTAGCATGTCATCTGAATACAAGAATAACTGCAGACCCTCTCGAAAAATACAGATCTCGGCACATGGATCTAGGTGAGTGCAGATATACAGGTAAACTGGGAAGCCAAAGACATAATGTAGTTCATATTGGCCGTGCAGCGAGTCCTTGGCCATGGAAAATGGGAAAGAACAATTCAGGTAACCCTCGCCATATGACACAAACAAGCGACCATGCTTACCTGGTTTACAAAGTTCATACTTATTCTTACCCTCGGGTCGGACCAAAATGGGAAGGTGATAAGCATGGCCCAGCCGCTCTTGTATAGAATGATACCAGCCACGGTACAACTGTGCCTTAGGGTGGGGCAACGCCACTTGCACGAGGCGAGCAAAACATGCATTAAACAACATTAGTGCATAAGAGCATATTAGGCACAGTGCCCCGACTAACCTAAGCCTCAATAATGTTGCTGGACGATAGGTTTGGTGATCACTAATGAACCGTGCGTACTGATGAGCCACACGCTCTTGCTGTGGAGAGACTGAGGAAAAAGAGGCCAATGTTTCAGCCCTAGCCTCACTGGGGTTGTTGGAAACATGTGCGTACCAGGACTCGCAGTCAAAATTGAGGAGTAGGGTTCTCTGATTACTCCTGAGCTGATCTTCGTCAGTGCGGCTACCACCGCGAGCTTGATACAGCCGATATAAGGCTTTCTCCATATTTCCTGGAGAATTGTCCAAGACCTGAAATCTACGATCTCCGAGAATTGCCAAAAAAGTAGTAGCGTACCAACGGTATCCAGCAGGGATGGCTCGAGTCTGGAAATGGCCATAAACGGGGTGCGTGCCAGCACCAAGATCTTTAAGAGTATAGCCCTTTGCATTCACAAGCTCCCATTGTCCATTGTCAGACAGGTTTGCCGGGAGCTTGTCTTCCGATCCCTCCAGACGATAAAAAGAGGGGAGGGAATAACCACCAGTGTATTGCAAAGAGGCTAAGGCAGCATCAAGCTCGAGAGGCTGCGTGAAGGTAGCTGTATAACTACCAGGTATAACTCTGGATCGATTGAGTGGGTTTGCTATGGTCACTTGTCGTAGGTACTGGGAGTCCAAAAACTCCTGAACAGTGCCAAGCAAAACAAAGCCTGGCACAGATGTGAACCTGGACTGAAGGAAACCCAAGGCGGCATTGTAATTGGTTTCCGACATCTTCATAGTAGGGAAGGTTTGATACAGCTGACTCTGAATGTACGTGCTACTTACAACAACAGGGGCTGGAGCGGCATGTTGGGGGTAGTAAAGATGGAGATCGGCTACAGTGACCACACTATGGTCTTCAACCGAATCTCGATAAACGCCAGGGCGAACGGCGACAACACCAGCAAGATGGAGCCCTGGTGCTACGATGC